TTATTAATAAAAGTTTCAATATCTATTTTGTATTCATTCTTTTTGTTATAGCCTTTAATAATTGTCTCAATCTCTTTTATGTTTAAATTTTCCATGTTTTACCCCTTATTTTGTTAAGTTTATTAAATCATTCTTTGCTATTTGGCGGGCTTGTCTCATATCATAGTAATAAAACCTTTTATGATATAACACTTCCGAACCGATAGCCTTATGATAATAAGAGCCGTATATTGTAAAACTTCCATCATGGTGCTTTTCAACACCCCCGCTTAAACTATATTTATTTTCCATCTTTTTTACCCCTTTTATTATTGTTATTAAATAACCCTAGTTTTTACTAGGTGTTTTAAGGATACATAAGTTTTTTATATTTGTAAACTATTATTTTACTAATTAATTTTAAGGGGGGTTATATATAAGGTATATGTAAAAACAAAAAAGGGCGTAATTAAACGCCCCGTAATACTTGATTAAAATACTAGGTTTTACTTTGTTTTATAGTAAGCTTTAATTAATGCTATGTTTTTACGCTTTTTAATTTCATGTTTTACCCCGTGAATAATGATCGGTATAGCTAACAAAATAACCGCCAAATATAAACCTAGTAATCCTTGCGCATATGTAACCATGATTAAACCCCTTATTAATTTAAAATTGTATTGCTATCTCATAAACGCTTGAGATTTAAAAAGGTAAGGGTTAAGTTTAAAAATGTTACAAGTTTTACTAGGTTTTTAGGGTAAAAGTGCGGTAAGTGCTTGATTTATAAGGTGTTACAAGTGTTACAAAATTACGCTTTACTAATAAACACGAAAAACAGGGTAAAAAGAAAAGCGCGTGAGCTTGTAAGTGCTTGTTTTATATATATAATATATTTTATTATTATTATTATTAATGCATGATTAATGCAAAATGTTACAGGTTACAAGCTTTTTGAAAAGTATAGCGGGTTGTTTTTTGTATCGGTTACATTGCGCAAAGAAGGGGCGCGGTCACAAAGTATTCACAAAGTATTTAAGGGGGGCTTACTATGTTTTTACTTGTAACATTGTAACACGGGGCTTTTACTTAATTAAAACAAAGTCTTAACCGCGTTACATTCACGCGATACATTAAGAAACCTTGTAACATCGTTGATTATTAAATAAAACTAAGTAAACACCGCGTAAAACTAAGTTTACTAGGTTATAACCCTGTTTACGCTAGGGCTACCCCACCCCGACCCCCCAAACTTAGCGAACGGAGTCCCAACTTCGTCTTACACTTAAACTTGCACAAACAATCTGCAAAAAGATCCAAATCCCAAACCCACCCCCTATGAAAAATAAAGGGTCGATCAAAAAATTTTTATAAAAAAATTACTGGAAGTTAAATGTAAAGTTAGATTGCTTTGGGATCGAAGTTATATAACTCGGAGTAGACTGCTTTAATACGTAGAAATTTAGAACCGTGCTCATGGAAGTCATTATCGCCACGAACATAGAGAGCTAAGTGAACCATCTCGTGAAGTAAAGTTTGAAATATGGTGGTGAAATGACCACAGGCGTTAGAACTTATTTGAATTTCCATTTCTTCTTCGTCAAAGCAACCATATATATCTGGGTTCTTTATAACTTTGAACTTGACTTTGTGGGATTTAGGCATGGGCAAGGTATTAAAAGGCGCCATTTGACATGCCATGTTATATAGTATCTCTAAGTTCTTTCTAGTTAACGTAGTTTTACTCAAAATGAAAAGACCTGAAAGAAATACCACGCAGTATTATTAGTAAAAACAAGGTTAGCCTCAGCAGAATGAATCCACCAAAGTAAAACCCCAGCAATAGTAATTAAAAGTAAGTCTTTCATAGCAATATTCTACCTTGTTTTAATAAAAACTATGTTACAATCAACAATAAAGCTGCAAATAATTTCAAAAGGTGTATACAGCGACACATGAATCAACAGAATATCCTTGACAATCAAGAACATGGCTCACTTTCCGATGTGGTTATAATTCCATACATAGAAGAAAACGTCCCATTACCCCGAAATTCCCACGAAGCGTTACCTGATATGTCCAATGAAAGGGAAGTTATGGTCAGGGCGCAAACTATTAAAGAACTTAGTGACTTAACTGGTGAAGAAATTGCGCCAGATGCAAAAAATATACATGATGCTACCCAAATTGCCACAGATATGGTAAAGAACCCAGAGAAAAAGCAGGATATCGAGATCTATCCTAATGAAACCATTACGTTTTTAGCAGGTATGGTAGGATCAATGAACCATATGATCGTAAAAGACCTAGCAGATTTGAAGTTGTATGTGGTAAATAAATTAGTTAATGTGGTTGAGAACACGGATAACCCCAAGGAACAAATCGCAGCACTTCGTTCAATCGGAGAAGTAGACGGGGTTGATGCATTCAAGAAAAAGACAGAAGTCCTGCATAAGGTTGAGAGTATTGATGAAGTTGAGAAAGAACTTATTAAACTGTTGAATGAATTTAAATCTCAAGGGATGATAAAAGCAGATCCTCAAACCATAGATGCTGAACTCGTTGAAGAACCTGTGATAGAAGAGATAAAAGAAAAATCATTTGACGACATTACACAAGAAGCGGCAGATGGAAGTACAACAGGAGACTAAGGAAGATAAGTTAACTCCCGCGATGGTGGCAGAGTTAATGAAAGCGGTTCCGACTATGACGCCGGAGCTGAAGCGTAGTACACTAAAGAAGATAAGAATATTTAAAAAAGACTGGGTACAGAAACACGGCAAGGATAACTTTTTAGATTTCATTGCGCACGTCTACCCAGGCTACATGGTAGGGGCACATCATAGAAAACTTGCGCAGATATTTGAAGACATTGCCGCTGGCAAAAAGAAAAGAGTTATTGTTAACATTGCGCCACGACACGGGAAGTCTGAGCTTATATCATATCTGGCTCCTGCTTGGTTCTTGGGAAAATATCCTCATAAGAAGGTTATTATGGCGTCTCACACTGCTGACTTGGCTGTTAACTTCGGTCGCCGTGTTCGTAACTTGGTGGGTAGTGACGCTTACAAAGATATATTTCCTCAAGTAGAACTACAGGCTGACTCTAAGTCTGCGTCAAGATGGGGAACAAACTTTAATGGAGAATACTTTGCTATTGGTGTTGGTGGTGCCCTCGCTGGTCGTGGGGCTGATTTGTTTATCATTGATGATCCACATTCCGAGCAAGACGCCAAGTTGGGAAGATCGGATGTTTTTCTGCCTGCTTGGGAGTGGTTTCAGTCTGGTCCATTACAACGTCTTATGCCTGGCGGTGCGATTATTGTAGTGATGACGCGGTGGTCTAAGTTAGACTTGACAGGTCAAATTGTGAACCAGATGGTTAAGAATGACGATGTAGATAACTGGGAAGTCGTAGAGTTTCCGGCGATCATAGAAGATAAACAAGGTAACATAAAACCGTTGTGGTCAGAGTTCTGGAGTTTAGAAGAGTTACTCAGTAAGAAGGCAGCGCTAGATGTACGGTACTGGAACTCGCAGTACATGCAAAACCCAGTGTCAGAAGAAGGCGCCTTAATTAAAAGAGAGTGGTGGAAGATATGGGAGAAAGAAAATCCGCCTGATTGTGAGTTTACCATCATGTCTCTAGACGCGGCACAAGAATCAAATAACCGTGCCGACTATAATGCGTTGACTGTTTGGGGTGTATTTTTTAACGAAGAAACCAATAACTATAATATAATACTATTAAATAGTATTAAGCAACGATTAGAGTTTCCTGAGCTTAAAGAGCTTTGTATACGAGAGTATAAAGAGTGGGAACCTGATGCGTTCTTAGTGGAAAAGAAATCTAACGGTGCGGCGCTCTATCAAGAGTTTAGACGCATGGGCATTCCTGTTGGTGAGTTCACACCAGGTAAAGGACAAGATAAAATAAGTCGAGTAAATGCAGTGTCAGACTTGTTTAGAAGTGGTATAGTGTGGGCTCCAGATCATAGATGGGCTCATGAAGTAATTGAAGAGTGTAATGATTTTCCTAGTGGTGCGAATGATGACTTGGTTGATAGCACAACACTAGCATTGATGAGGTTTAGACAGGGTGGCTTTATACGTCTACCAAGTGATGAACCAGAAGATATACCAGGATTTAGAAGTAGCTCACAAAAGAAATTATACGCGTTATAAGGAAATGAATTATGGCAATTAATATGGATAAAAGTATATCACAAGCGCCTCAAGGCATAGAAGAGTTAGCTCAATCTCAACCTGACTTAAGCATTGAAATTGAAAACCCAGACTCAGTGACACTTGATGATGGAAGTATGGAAATTACAATTGTTCCTGGTAAAGAAATAGGCGACGATGAATTCAATGCCAACTTAGCAGAAGAACTTGATGAAGG